CCCCCCCGGGAGCAGTTGCGTATAAACACACAAACTAAAGGTGACATTAATGTCTTCTCGCACACGCTCCGATGGGATGATACCCATCGTTGGAACTTACGAACATCATCAGCTTAACTTGGCTACAAACGTGGATACCATCACTGGTACTCATGTCGGCCCTGTTTCCATTAGTCTGAAAAATATGACTGATGTGGTGACTCCTAGTTTCAGAAAAAAGCGCGGCAGCGGGTCGATTATTAATAATCCTTGTCAGTATGTCGTCCGTCAATACCAAGCTGGAGCGGGTAGCTATCTTGCTGTCCCTCCCTCAAGCTCATCCGGTTATAAATACTATTCCGGTGGTAATGGTTCTTTGACAAATTGGGGTCTCTCTTTTGGGGCCCTGAACAAAGCACGTTTCGTCGGTAGTTCCGACCTAACATCGTTAATTGATCGTGCAAAAGCTAAAGCTATAGCCGACATTAACAGTGCTCCTAACGATATGCTAGAAGACCTACTTGAGATCCGAGAAACTGTAGATTTCTTACACTCGGGCCTCTCTTCACTGGTGCAGTATTCAAAACTTATGTCTACTGCATATAGACGCGCGCTCCAAAAGGAACGTCGCAATCTGCAAAAACGCCTTCGAAAGAAGGACCTGGCTTCCCGGCCGGGTGGTAAGCGTGCACCAAAGGATAGTCTTGCTCGGCGATATGCTGATAGGACCAATTCTGCGGCGAACGTTTACGCTCAGTACCAGTGGGCTCTCATGCCTCTGGTAAGGAGTATCGTTTCAGTGAAAGACCTTTACAACAAAAGAAACAACCTTCCGAAGATATCCATTCGACGGAATGCGCGCGGTTTTGAAGCGCGGCCGGGTTATGACAAGAGACAAAATCTCTCTAATTCGGTTTTTTCTTTTAGCGAAACTTTTCGCGAAGATGTAAAGGTACACGCTCATATTCTTTATGAGTATGCTGGCTTAATCGACCAGTCTATGCGTGCTAGGTTAGGTTTGACCACTCGGAATCTTCCGGCTGGGCTCTGGGCTGTCTTCTCACGGTCATTTATGATCGACCGTGTTACCGATATCCAATCATTTGTGAGAGGAATTATCAATATAAACGACCCTGATGTTAAAGTGTTATGCGCGAGTGTAACTGTTCGGCATTCCACGACGTCGGAGATTAAACTAGAAAATCAGAATAATCCCGGTACTTGGACTGTCACCATCAATGGCGACACTGTGAAGGATAAAAACTTTTCCTACATTCGTGAACCCTTCAACCCGTCTGTTGCAGATGTTGTGCCTGGTTTTGATTTATCAGGTCTCGTCTCTACAGCAACGCGGTGTGCGGATTTATCAGCTATTGTGATCCAAACATTGCATCAACTCAAAAAAGGATGACATTATGTCTATCTCAGCAGCGTCAGTCAATATCGACGGCGCAACAGTATCTGCCACTGGCGGAACCGCTTCGGCTTTTAAATCTCTTGGGGGCTCTTTGGGGTCTAAACAGGTTGTGTTCGACGGGGATAACCCTCTGACACGATCTTCCATATACTTCAATTCCTCTTCTGAGAAAGCGAAGGTCGATGCACCAAACGGTTACTCGCAAGTCCGGCGCTCTGTCAAGATTAAGATCCCTTTAATCCTAGACAATGGCGCCACCACGTATAACACTGTGGTTATTCAACTTGCTTGTGACGTCGAGACAAGCGAAAGCGAAATCACTGAGCTCCAAAGTATCGGGGCTCAAGTTCTCGTTAGTTCAGCATTAGCCGATTTTTGGCGTGCTGGGTCAACGGAATAAGATAACGTAATTTCTCGCCTCTTCAGACTTGGGCTGGGCGCACTGCCTAACCTTCGTCTATCGATTGGTAAGTTCCATTTTTCTTTAACCTGGAGTAACTCCTATAATGAAAAAGTTGATAAAGACCCGGGCGCAAGCCCAGGTGAAACGGACGCCCTTAGCCAAAACCGAGAGATCGGCGAAAGCAAAAGGGAAGAAGGTTCATCAGCACCAGAAAGGTAAAGATGCTAACAAGCTCTTTTCACCCCTCAAGATCGTGACGACTCTTGAAGGAAAACTCAACCTTGATCTGATTCAGCATCAACATGTGTATAAGCTGAACGGGCTTCCTTTGCGCCACTACCTCGAAACCCAGAAATTGGGCCTCTTGAAAAAGTTTTTCTATGAGGAAACGGGTAGTAATGCACGGGAAAGTTTAGAACAGGATGCTTTTGAGAAATTTAGAAGCATCAACGAACGGATGTGGTTATTTAATGCCACGCTATCTGATCTTCCTGATCGGACGAACCGTAAGTCCCCGCAGAACTACAGAGTACTAAACTACGCGAAAGGCGTAATCTCTGCTATTCTCGGGCGAACAAGTATGGATGAGCTATTTGAAGCGTGCCGTCATTCAGGCGGTACGACCATTGGCGTCAAGTATTCTGACACCTCCTTGGAGGCAAAGATGAAATATCCATTGAGTTCAACTGAGCGAGCTGCCAAGCTCTTCAATCAATACCTTGCCTACGATCCACATTGTAAGCAGGCGTTGCTTCTCAGCAATGCCGGGGAAACTCTTTCCAAAAGGTACGAGATTGTTCTTGGGTCGAGGGCCACAACTGTCGAAAAAACTGCTTCCGTGCGCCGCATGATAGCTATCGAGCCTACGTGCAATATGTTTTTGCAGCAAGGTATGATGGAACTAATGTATAAGCGAATGGCTGCAGCAGGACTAAGTGTTGATAAATCCCAAGTGCACCATAAAGTTATGGCTAAGTACGCGTCGATAAGCCGTTCTCACGGCACGATTGACTTTGCGTCAGCCTCTGATTGTGTGTCATACGAGCTAGTGCGATATTTACTACCGCCTAGTTGGTTTTGGTATTTTGATATGGTTCGATCACCCCAAATGTCCTTAACGGGCACGTGGGAAGATTTAGCCATGGCAAGTACCATGGGGAATGCGGTTACCTTTCCGCTAGAGACCTTGGTCTTCTATTCTCTGGCATGTGCTGTCGCCTTCATACAGGATAATCCTTCGTCGAACTCTATGGGTCGAATAGACCCTTTGATACTTCCGACTTGGGACACCACTGTTTATGGAGACGATTGCATCGTGCCGTCGCACCGGGCTGCCTTGTTTATTGAGGTAGCTACACGTGTGGGGTTCATGGTTAACGAGGAGAAATCCTTTTATAGACCAGAAGACCCGTTTAGAGAGTCCTGTGGAGGTGATTATCTCTCAGGGCAAGACGTGAGACCGATGTACTTTTACGGTCCAACTTCTAACCGCTCGAGTGCCTTGGAACCTTGGCTCTACGTTTTGTGGAATAAGTGGTTAAAGAAAAGCATCCTGCTTTTCGGCCAGTTGTCCTACATTTATGTATCCGAAACTAACGAGGAATTCGTACGGTTATTCAGAAAGCATAAACTTGAACTTAAGTTTGTGCCCGATGACATGCCAGACGATGCCGGCTTGAAATTGGGAGAAGATTTAAAACGCTTTATGTTTACATATAAGTGTGACTTTTCCCCTTTGAAGGTTGGTGTCCACGGTACGGTTGTTTTTCGCTTTTGTCGCTGGACCTACGATAAATCCATAATTCGTAGTGAATCAGTTCAGTACTGGAACGCCTTACACAGGCGTGCCCAGTCGGACCGATTCTCCAGTTTATTTAGGCAAGAACGCCGGCATGGAGGTTATGTTGCTGGTAAAGGCAAGACGTGTTTTTGGGACCTAACGGCCCTATAGCCTGCCTCAATGAGAACACACGACGGACAAACCTGTAAGCAGGTTGGGCCGTGCTGTATATGTC